TCGATTGCTTCTGGTTGTGGAGAAACTAACGCATGAACAGTTTAACGGCAAATAACCGTTTGTCGCAACAGCTGGTGGTCAGCGTCTCTGAACACCTGTTGTTACGGCATGAATGCAGATTACCAAATCACCAGGCTGTAAGTAACCACAGAGAACTTTACCTGACTGTGGGGGGGCGAGTTGTGCAGGAACTTAACCGCTGGTTTCGTGACGGAAGAGGGCTTTATGTCCATGTTATTCGTTGGGAGCCAGAAACACAGCGCGTTATCTATCTTCGCAAAGACTACCCGCATGAGTGCTTTAGTCCTTTGTGGAAATTCAGGCGTGATTTTGTTGAGTGTGAAGGACCACCAGCATATTGATTCTGCAATTCCGGGACGTTACACTGCTCAGGCACCTTATAAAGCGGGTGCCGGGATTGGCGTCCTGAAATTCGCACATGCGCATAACCGCGCTTCAGCGGTTTTTTTGCGCACGTTTCCTCACATCCAAATTATGGTGGGGCGTGCAGGGGCATCGAAAGATGCGCCGGGGTCATGTGCGACCGGTTACGCCAACCCTGTACGTCTCACCACCTCTGTGATTGGCGTCCCATGTGGTGAGTTTTCAAAATTCGCACATGAGGATGTCACTATGGCAACCACCCCTACCCAAACTCACCCTAAAATTGATGTTATCCATGGGAAGGCTGTTACCTCTTCTTTGGCCGTTGCCGAATATTTCTGCAAGCAGCACAAAAACGTTATTCAAAAAATCCAGACGCTTGAGTGCTCTGTTGAATTCACTGAGCTGAATTTTCAGCCCAGTGATTACACCGATTGCACAGGCCGCAAACTCCCTTGTTACCAAATCACCCGCGACGGTTTTGCGTTTCTTGCCATGGGCTTCACGGGTAAACGTGCTGCCCAGTTCAAAGAGGCATACATCAATGCCTTTAACCAGATGGAGAAACAGCTTTCAAATCCCTCTGTACTGAGCGACGTTGCACATAACGCCAGCGTTCTCTATTCCTACATTTCATCAATTCATCAGGTCTGGCTGCAGCAGCTTTATCCTATGTTGGCAAAAGCCGAATCTCCGCTGGCTGTTAGCTTGTATGACTATATTAATGATGCTTCGGCACTGGCCTGCCTCATAAATTTGTCGCTGAACCCTTCAGAGGTAAGGGGGCGCAAATGATCCGGAATATTTTCAAACGGTTTACCAATCAGACTTTCCGTTGTCCTCGTCCGGGTCAGTGGTACACCACACCTGCAGGGCATGTTCTACGTGTTAGCCTGGTTGACCGTGAATGTCAGAAGGTGATTTGTGAACCGCTGGGCCGTAATTACCGCGTCAGTATGCCGCTTATAGCCTTTCGCTCCGGAAAAAACATGAAGCATCTCGGAGGTGCAGCATGAGTATGGAGCTGATGGTTAAAGCGATGAAAATTCGAGTGGGTAATCCATTGCGAAAACTGGTTCTGATCAAGCTGGCTGATAATGCCAGCGATCAGGGTGAGTGCTGGCCCAGCTACCAGCATATTGCTGACCAGTGCGAGATTAGCAAACGTTCTGTGATGAATCATATTGCGGCCCTTTGTGAGTCCGGGCTGGTAAAAAAAAGTCAACCCGGAAAGGTGAAAAAAGGTAACTCAAAGTAATATCTATCTCCTTCATCTTGATGGTGCAGGAGATTCACTAGGGAGTAGTGCAAATAATTCACTATCTGGTGCAGCAAATTCACCAGGTAGTGCAGGAGTTGCACTAGGTAGTGCAGGAGTTGCACCAGGGGGTAGTGCAGGAGATTCACCCAGAACCAGTCACTCTTTTGAACCAGTCAAAGAACCAGTCAATGAACCAATAGCTGTTGGTGCATCTGCTGATGAGTCTGTGCGAGTTCGTTCAAACCGACCGGAATACTCTCCAGAGTTTGAGCAGGCATGGCTGGCATATCCCAAACGTGCTGGTGGCAATTCAAAATCTGCAGCCTTCAAAGCCTGGAAAGCCCGTTTGAATGAGGGGGTAAACCCCGAAACCATGCTGGAAGGTGTGAAACGCTACGCGGGCTGGGTATCTGCGATGGGTAACAGCGGCACACAATTTGTGAAACAGGCTGTCACGTTCTTTGGTCCGGATCGTCATTTCGAAGAATCCTGGGAAGTTCCTGCGGTATCTGTAGCCGGACGTGAGGACCCGTACTTCAAAGCCAGTTACGACAACGTGGACTACAGCCAGATCCCGGCAGGATTCAGGGGGTGATCATGAGTCTTTTGAATGACGTTCAGAAATTCATTGAAGCCCATCCGGGGTGTACTTCCGGAGACATTGCGGATGCTTTTGCAGGTTACTCACGGCAGCGCGTTCTGCGGTCAGCAAGCAAGTTACGTCAGAGCGGGCGTGTGGCTCACCGTTGTGAAGGAGATACACGCAGACATTTCCCGCGCCTGACTGAGAGAGCGCAGGAACCGGAACCACAACCAGTTCGAGAAACCAGACCTGTGCGCAATTTCTATGTCGGCACTAACGATCCACGGGTGATTTTGTGCCTGACCCGCCAGGCGGAAGAACTGGAGTCCAGGGGCTTATACCGTCGTGCTGCAACGGTGTGGATGGCGGCATTCCGTGAAAGCCACTCCCAGCAAGAGCGAAACAATTTTCTGGCGCGTCGTGAGCAGTGTTTACGGAAAAGCAGCAAGCGCGCTGTATCGGGTGATGAGTGGTATCTGTCAGGGAATTACGTGGGGGCTTAATGAGTAATAAATATTGCCAGGCGCTGGTGGAACTGCGGAACAAACCAGCCCATGAACTGAAGGAAGTGGGCGATCAGTGGCGCACGCCGGACAACATTTTCTGGGGAATTAACACCCTGTTTGGCCCGTTTGTTCTGGATCTGTTCACTGACGGTGATAATGCCAAATGTGCCGCGTATTACACGGCGGAAGACAACGCGCTGGCGCATGACTGGTCAGAACGTCTTGCGGAGCTTAAAGGTGCTGCCTTTGGTAATCCCCCATACAGCCGCGCCAGTCAGCATGAGGGGCAATACATCACCGGCATGCGTTACATCATGAAGCATGCCAGTGCCATGCGTGATAAAGGCGGGCGCTATGTTTTCCTGATTAAAGCTGCCACCAGCGAAGTGTGGTGGCCGGAAGATGCAGATCATATTGCTTTTATTCGCGGGCGTATTGGTTTTGAACTGCCTGTCTGGTTTATCCCGAAAGACGAGAAGCAGGTACCGACAGGCGCTTTCTTCGCTGGTGCTATTGCTGTTTTCGACAAGACCTGGAAGGGACCGGCAATCAGCTACATCGGGCGCGATGAACTTGAGGCATGTGGTGAGGCCTTTCTGGCGCAGGTTCGCCAGCAGGCGGAAAAACTGGTCAGGGAGATGGCGGCATGACGACGTTAACTCAATGCCAGCAGCAGGTGCTGGATATGCTGATTTCTTACCAGAAAGAGCGTGGCTTTCCGCCAACCAATCAGGAGGTGGCAACCATGCTGGGATATCGTTCAGTGAATGCAGCGGTGGAGCATCTTCGCGCACTGGAGAAAAAAGGCGTCATCACGATAAAGCGTGGTGTGGCCCGGGGGATAACGCTTCATACCGCGGTGAAGGACGACGACAGCGAGGCGGTCGGGATTATCCGCTCACTGCTTGCCGGTGAGGAAAACGCCAGGCTGCGTGCAGCCCACTGGTTACATGAGAGGGGTCTGAAAGTATGAAGCTGATTCTGCCTTTCCCGCCCAGCGTGAACACGTACTGGCGACACCCCAACAAAGGGGCGTTTGCAGGTAAGAGCCTGATAAGCGCGGCGGGGCGCAAATTCCAGAGCGCGGCGTGTGCAGCAATAGTTGAGCAGTTACGTCGTCTGCCAAAACCAACGTCGGCACCTGCTTCAGTGGAGATCGTGTTGTTTCCTCCGGATAACCGGATCCGCGATCTGGACAACTATAACAAGGCGCTGTTTGACGCCCTGACCCACGCGGGTGTGTGGGAAGACGACAGTCAGGTGAAAAGAATGCTGGTGGAGTGGGGACCGGTTATCCCGGAAGGGAAGGTCGAGATCACTATCAGTAAGTACGAGAAAACGGCGGGTGCAGCCGCCTGATTAAGAGGAGAAACGAAGTATGAATAATCTGATGGTCATTGATGGTATTGAAGTTCGTCGTGATGCTTATGGTCGTTACAGCCTGAACGATCTGCACAGGGCTGCCGGTTCTCTGGATAAGCATAAGCCTGCATTCTGGCTCCGCAATGAGCAAACTGAGCGTTTAATAAGCGAGTTGCAGATTTGCAACTCGGTCAATATAGAGCCAGTTAACGTTATTCGTGGCGGAAATAACCAGGGGACGTATGTCTGCAAAGAACTGGTGTATGCCTATGCAATGTGGATCAGCCCGTCATTCCATCTGAAGGTGATCCGTACTTTCGACATGGTAACCAGCGCACCGGAAAAATTATCCGAACAGGCTGCTGACAAGATGCAGGCTGGTGTGATTCTGCTGGACTTTATGCGCCGGGAGTTAAATCTGTCTAACTCTTCAGTGCTTGGAGCCTGTCAGAAACTTCAGGAGGCTGTTGGCTTACCGAATCTGGCACCGCGCTATGCCATTGATGCTCCTGCTGATGCGCCTGATGGCTCAAGCCGCCCCACGCTGTCGCTGAGTGCACTGCTGAAACAGTATGGTATCCGCCTGACGGCTAATCAGGCATATCACCAGATGGTGAAGCTGGGGATCGTTGAACAACGCGAACGATACAGCCGTACCGCGATTAACAACATCAAAAAATTCTGGTCGCTGACGGCGAAAGGCTGCATGTTCGGCAAGAACATCACCAGTCCTGCAAATCCACGCGAGACGCAGCCGCATTTCTTCGAATCCCGATTCCCTGAGCTGTTAAAGCTGCTCGATACCGTTCATTGAGGTGACCGTGAGAGCACTACTGACCCCTGAAATTGCCCCGCGTATGGGGATCGTATTGTTCAGGCCAGGTTCAGAGCTGATGCCCTTGTTTATGCAGGGGCGTGTCCTGCTGGAGCCTGAGCCGGAACGTTATTCATCTTTCGCCAGTGGTGCCGTTCCGGCGGCATCACAACCGCTGGCGGATGATCCTGTCGTTCGGGCCGTGTTCCGCAATGAGGCAGTGATCCGTCGTGCTGGTGGCGTGGAATGCCTTGAAAGCTGGTTACTTCGTGAAAAGGGCTGTCAGTGGCCTCATTCCGACTGGCACAGCGAGAACATGACCACAATGCGACACGCGCCGGGCGCAATCCGTCTGTGCTGGCACTGCGATAACCAGCTGCGTGATCAGTTCACGGAACGGCTGGAGTCAATGGCAACGGATAACTGTGCCCGCTGGGTGTTGTCTGTCGTGCGTCGGGATCTCGGTTTTGATGACAGTCACGTTGTGACAATGCCGGAACTGTGCTGGTGGCTGATTCGTAATGATCTGGCGGATGCCTTACCGGAAAGTGCAGCCCGTAAGGCACTGAGATTACCGAAGCCTGTTGTGCCGTCTGTCACCCGGGAAAGTGACCTTGTGCCTTCGGTTCCTGCCACCAGCATCATCCAGGATAAGGCGAAAAAGGTGCTGGCGCTGAAAGTGGATCCGGAGTCGCCGGAGTCTTTTATGTTACGCCCAAAACGTCGCCGCTGGGTTAATGAAAAGTACACGCGATGGGTTAAGACGCAGCCGTGCGCATGTTGTGGAAAACCTGCTGATGATCCCCACCACCTGATAGGTCACGGTCAGGGTGGAATGGCTACAAAAGCGCATGACCTCTTTGTGTTGCCTTTGTGCAGAAAGCATCACGACGAGCTGCATGCGGATACCGTGGCATTTGAAGAGAAGTATGGCTCCCAGCTGGAGCTGATATTTCGTTTTATCGATCGTGCACTGGCAATTGGCGTGCTGGCCTGATTTTGTGGAGAAAGTTGATGCGTGATATGTATGAAGTATTGGACCGCTGGGGTGCATGGGCTGCAGCAGATAACAGTGGTGTGGACTGGCAGCCTGTTGCTGCAGGGTTTAAAGGTTTACTACCTCATGGAAAGAAAACACGCCAACAATGCGATGATGATGAAGGAATCATGATTGACAGCTGTGTTGCGCGATTGCGGAAATATAAGCCCGAAGAGTATGAGTTGGTTATTGCTCATTTTGTTATCGGCATCTCACTAAGAACTATTGCAAAGAAGCAGAAGTGTTCTGATGGGACAATAAGAAAAGAGTTGCAAACAGCTCTTGGTTTTCTGGATGGTGTGCTTTCAATGTTGTAATATTAGGGGGAATTACCCCCCTTTTTTTCTCTGTTGCTTTAATAAAATTTTAATATTTTGTCTGATTATGATGAGGCAATGTAATAAAAGAAATACCGTTAGTATTGCAAGCCATACGCAAAATAAGCATGCATATAAATTAGTTGAAAGTCCAATAGTGAATTGTGCAATTGCTGTTGTGATAGAACATAATATTGATGTATTAATAAATGAGGATAAATTGTCTAAAGGTTTATAAAGTACACTATCATTGATTTTGTCAATAGGTATACCAGTGGCAATGCTATAAATTTCCTTATATTCCTGAGTTGCAAAAACCTTATCGCGTAAATTTATTATGACAAAGGTATGCAGGCTCAATAAAAATGAGCCCACGGAAATAAAACCGGAGAAGAGATAGCCTCGTAAGTTTTTATGATAAAACTCAAAAAAGTTAACACTTACTTTAGGTGTGTTTCTGTACAATAGGTAAAGTGCAAGCAATGCCAGGATCGAGAATGCAAGCAGTGTAAGGTACTGATACCTCAATCTTTTATTTATTAGCCATTCATATAAAGGCATTTTTATTCGTCCCGTTCAGCATTTCTTCTTTTATCATATCAAAAACAGGGTTTGTTGTATAATTATCGTTTGTCAATCCATTGACTTTATCGGCAATTATATCGAAATCGTATGTTTCAAAAAAAACAGGGCAGTTCATAAAATCAATGGTTTTTTCTATTCCTGCATGGTTTACTGCAATAACCTGTGCTTTAGCAACTCCACTCATAGAATTATAAATATTTGAAAGATTCTGAGATAGTTGTTGCACTTTTGTTCTGTCGCTAGAATTAAAATTCATATCTATTGTGGTGGTGTTAACAAATTGTTCAAGCGCAGTCATTGGTCCACCTTTAAAATCTATATAATTAAATTTAAAGCTTGTGCTTTTAATCTCTTTGAATTGACATAAAACACTCTGAATGTTGTTTTTATTTGTCATAAGGCTGAAAGTCAGTCTTTCTTTGTATTTTTTATTTATTGCAGTTACTTCTTTTTGTTTTGGTTTATCACCAAGTTTTTTTATTTCTTCTTTATTTTGATTTCTGATAAATTCATTACTTATTGTTTCTAAATGAGAAAAGAGAGTGTTCAGACTGCATGAACCGTGGTGATACATATAGAGACCAGAAAGATTAGATTTTTTAATTAAGAAAAAGTTGAAATTAGCAAGTTTGTCACTTCCTTGAAGATCTTCAATTTTAAGCTGGAATTTACCATCAACAAATTGCGACTTACAGTTCTTTTTTTGGTTTCTGAATGTGACAACTAATCCATAATAGAAATCATTCACATCCGAAATGAGAATTTTACGAGTATAGTCTGTGCGACTGTGTTCTCTGTTTGATGCGTTGATAAAAGCATTCATTACGTCAACGGTATTAATATTTTTGTTATTGTTATTTATTGTAAATCCTATGCTTCTAACTTTCATGTGTATTCCAGGACCGACTAAAGATAGCGAGAATGGGGACGCATAGTTTATAAAAATCCTAACGCGTACGCAAAAAGTATTATATCGTGTTAAGAGTGGTTACTTCGCCACACAACTTAAACCCGCCGCTGAGCGGTTTTTTGTACCTGTAAACCTTGTGCAGTACAGTAAACACGCTGGTGGTCGTGAATACTGGCTTTTTATCTTGCTGGCTTTTTAGACAAGAGTTATTGGTATGTCACGTTAACCGGAAAGGGTAAAAAGACATGCTGAAACAGCAGGATATGACAGAAACCGCCAGAGTTGTGTTTGATGAATTAAGCGTTACCGAACCGGCGACAGTCGGGGAGATTGCGCAGAATACTTACCTTTCACGCGAACGCTGCCAGTTAATACTGACCCAGCTTGTTATGGCGGGTCTGGCAGACTATCAGTGCGGTTGTTACAGACGCCTTCAGTCCTGAAGGCTTTTTATTTGTGGTGAATGGGCGGCTGGTGGGGGGCGACACCTGTCAGTCCTTTGCTTATGTGTTGATGATAATTTACCTTTTGGGGCTATAATTGAGCTAACCAATTGCTAATGAAAGTAAAATTATAATGGCTGTTGTCTGTTCAGTTATCATGGTTTGCTCCCCAATTAATATTTTTCTTGAAAAGGATACGTTGTCACTTAAGCCAGGCTCAGTTGTTCTGGCCACCAAATGCATCAGGGAGCTTTTCCTTATGCATTATGGCAAAGTTAAAATTGTTGATATAAGCGAATCCGTCGTAAGTCAATATCTGGAAAGTCAGCATAAGCTGACGAGGACTCGTCTGACTGACATTCCGCTTTACCTGTTGCTGGAACCCAACAATCCTGCGTTGGCTGCGGCTTTAATTACCAGCCAGGGATTTTCCGGAGAGGCCACGGATATGTTTCTTATGATGGCCTGCCTGTCTCTGTTTGAAACAGATGAACGGATGTCATTGTTTTTAAGTGGATGTTTATCCAGCATAAGTGTCAAAGTCAGGGCGATAATTCAGACAGATATATCAGCAAGCTGGACGCTTGGTGCGATTGCTCTACAGTTGCATATGAGTGAGAGTTTGTTAAAGACAAAACTGAAAAATGAAGGGGGCATGTTCAGTCGCTTGTTGCTGGAAGAGCGGATGCGTGTTGCTGTAAATATGTTATGTTCCCGGTATGGATATGGACAGGCTGTAGCAGAAAAATGCGGTTATTCAAGCAGGTCCTACTTTATTTCTGTATTTCACCGCTATTATGGCTTCCCGCCAGACAGATATGTATCCAGGCAAGGGCTTGATTATTGATTTTCATCTGATTATTATTTTTTGGCTCGGCCCTTTAGCTCAGTGGTGAGAGCGAGCGACTCATAATCGCCAGGTCGCTGGTTCAAATCCAGCAAGGGCCACCATATCAGATACCGCCATTAGCTCATCGGGACAGAGCGCCAGCCTTCGAAGCTGGCTGCGCGGGGTTCGGGTCCCCGATGGCGGTCCATTATTGGTATTCAGCGTTGTTAGCTCAGCCGGACAGAGCAATTGCCTTCTAAGCAATCGGTCACTGGTCCGAATCCAGTACAACGCGCCACACCACACTTATCTGCCCTGACTCTCTTTTTCGGGCTTTTTATTACAGGAAAGACACCGGGCAGTGAAATGTTAAATGCCTCACAATTCAGGCAGTTGACTGTTGCCTGACATGCTGAGCGTTTGTTAAAAAAATCCTGCATGATGAATCCCCCTGGGCGGCGGGGCATAATGACAGATGTTTGGTTGCGTATTGTATAGGCAAGTTGCGGATTCTGTCTGGTCATTGCAGAATTCACCGGGAGGCACCCGGCATCATGCTGTATACAGAGATTAGGCATATATCCAGGCTCCTCATCGCAGGAGCCTTTTTACATGCAAAAAAAGCCCGAGTAGGTTCGGGCAACAGCATGAGATACTTGCATTGTCATTTTTATCGTGTGGATTTTAACCAGGGTTTATAAGGCTGCGCAACTGCGCGGCCTTTTTCGTATTGCGGGCTGTAGTCTTCCTTCTGTCATTGTCCTGTAACTTCCGGACTTCAGCCCGCCCCTTATCTGACTCACAACATTATCCCGGCCGGGAGGATTCATGGCATTTAAACACTATGACGTGGTCAGGGCGGCGTCGCCGTCAGACCTTGCTGAACGACTGACACAAAAACTGAAGGAGGGGTGGCAGCCATTTGGCAGCCCGGTGGCCATCACGCCTTATACTCTGATGCAGGCCATTGCGGCGGAAGGTGATGTCACCACACCTGTGTTGGTGAAGCCGTCGGATGGAGAAGGCACAGTAATCAGCGCCACCAGAGACCCGGAGTATTACTTTGTTGTGGTTCTGGCGGGGCAGTCAAACAGCATGGCATATGGTGAAGGCCTTCCGCTGCCGGAGACATATGACCGTCCGGACCCGCGCATTAAGCAGCTGGCGCGTCGCAGTACGGTGACACCGGGCGGTGTCGCCTGTAAATATAACGACATCATTCCGGCGGACCATTGTCTGCATGATGTGCAGGACATGAGCCGCCTTAACCATCCGAAAGCGGACCTGTCAAAGGGGCAGTACGGAACCGTGGGGCAGGGGCTGCATATCGCCAAAAAACTGCTGCCGTTTATACCGGCGAATGCGGGCATTCTGCTGGTTCCGTGCTGTCGTGGTGGTTCAGCGTTCACCACCGGAGCTGATGGCACATACAGTGACGCGAGTGGTGCTTCGGAGAATTCAACCCGCTGGGGTGTGGACAAGCCGCTGTATAAGGACCTTATCGGTCGAACAAAAGCAGCACTGAAGAAGAACCCGAAAAATGTGCTGCTTGCCGTGGTGTGGATGCAGGGGGAATTTGATTTTGGCGGTACGCCTGTAAATCACGCAGCACAGTTTGGTGCGCTGGTTGATAAATTCCGTGCAGACCTGGCGGATATGGCAGGTCAGTGCGTCGGTGGCTCTGCTGGCGGTGTTCCCTGGATATGTGGAGATACGACGTATTTCTGGAAGCAGAAGAACGAATCCACGTACCAGACGGTGTACGGCAGCTATAAAAACAAAACGGAAAAGAATATCCATTTCGTACCGTTCATGACCGATGAGAACGGGGTGAATGTGCCGACGAACAAACCGGAAGAAGACCCGGACATTCCGGGTATCGGATATTACGGTTCGAAATGGCGTGACAGCTCAGCCACCTGGACGTCACAGGACAGGGCGAGCCATTTCAGCGCCTGGGCACGCCGTGGGATTATTTCCGACCGTCTGGCAACGGCGATTTTGCGCCATGCGGGAAGAGTGGCGCTAAACGCGGGGGCATCATCGACAGTATCAGAGGTGCGCCCGTCATCGCCTTCCGGTGCAGAAGCCACAGGCGTCACAACACTGCTCTCTTACCTTGCCAGCGAGTCAGAGGGAAGCCTGAAAGTACAGGGATGGTCAGCCAGTGGCGGCAGGGCAGAAGTGGTCAGCGATGCGGAGGGAACCGGAGGTAAGGCAGTGAAGCTGACCAAGGAAGCCGGTAAAAGCAGCTGGGTGCTGGAGTACGCCGCGGGCAACGGTGCGGCTCTGTTACAGAAAGGGGGGCAGATTCGCTGCCGCTTTAAGGTTTCGGGAGCGCTGGCTGCGAACCAGTATGTTATGGCGTTTTACTGGCCGGTATCTTCACTGCCACAGGGCGTTGCCCTGACCGGAGACGGGGGGAATAACCTGCTGGCAGCGTTCTACATCCAGACAGATGCAAAAGACCTGAATGTGATGTACCACAATGCGAAAGTGGCGACAAACAACCTGAAACTGGGAACCTTTGGCGCATTTGATAACGAATGGCATACGCTGGCTTTCCGCTTTGCCGGGAATAACAGCCTTCAGGTGACGCCGGTTATTGATGGTCAGGATGGCACACCGTTCACGCTGACGCAGTCACCGGTCAGTGCATTTGCGGCGGATAAACTGCATGTGACAGACATTACCAGAGGTGCGACTTACCCGGTGCTGATTGACAGCATTGCGGTGGAAGTGAACAGCACAGACACTGCGGCATGATAAAAAAACCGCCAGCGACAGGAATGGACGCTGGCGGTGGTAATACCTATGGAGAAAAAATAAAGGAACGATACTTTCGTACTCTGGTTTTTTAATGAAAACAGTTCTTATTGTCAACAATAACGGAAAGAAATTATGACATTTCTGAACCAGTTAATGCTGTACTTCTGTACGGTGGTCTGTGTGCTGTATCTCCTTTCGGGTGGATACCGGGCCATGCGTGACTTCTGGCGCAGACAGATTGACAAAAGGGCCGCTGAGAAAATCAGCGCCAGTCAGTCAGCCGGAAGCAAACCCGAAGAGCCGCTCATTTAGCGGCAACTTTCTTAATCACACCTTTCGACGAGAAAATCCCATGTCAGAAATTACATCCCTGGTCACTGCAGAGGCAGTGAAGGAAGTCCTGCGCTCTGAAGAAGTCCTGAGCGCACTGAAACAAAAACTCCGCCAGAATCTTGAGGCGCGTCTTGATGCAGAGGTTGATGCCATTCTGGATGAGCTGCTTGGTGTACAGGCAGAGCCACCGACTGAAGCGGGAGATACCACCGCAGAGAGCGGTGAAGTTCAGCCTGAATCACCGGTCGCCGATGCGACTGAACCTCAACCCGAATCGGTCATGATGCTGTAACGGGGAGTCAGGGCCATCAGTAAACAGCTGCTGGCCTTTTTCATGTTGTGAGCTTCCGGATTGCGGGAGGCGGGGTATGAACCAGATGGAAAAAATCACAACAGGTGTGTCATACACCACGTCAGCGGTGGGAACGGGCTACTGGTTCCTGCAGTTGCTGGACAGGGTTTCCCCGTCTCAGTGGGCGGCAATAGGCGTGCTGGGGAGTCTGCTGTTTGGTCTGCTGACGTACCTGACGAACCTGTATTTCAAAATCAGAGAGGACAGGCGTAAGGCGGCACGGGGAGAGTAAGCTGATGAGCAGGAAACTCCGCTATGGTTTATCGGCTGCCGTTCTGGCGCTGATTGCCGCAGGTGCTTCTGCGCCTGAAATCCTCGACCAGTTTCTGGATGAAAAGGAAGGCAACCACACCACGGCATACCGTGATGGTGCGGGTATCTGGACCATCTGCCGTGGAGCCACCCGGGTGGATGGTAAGCCTGTTATTCCTGGCATGAAGCTGTCGAAGGGGAAATGCGACCAGGTTAACGCCATTGAGCGTGATAAGGCGCTGGCATGGGTGGAGAAAAACATCAAAGTGCCACTGACTGAACCCCAGAAAGCGGGTATTGCGTCATTCTGTCCTTACAACATTGGCCCAGGTAAGTGTTTCCCGTCGACGTTTTATAAACGAATTAATGCAGGAGATCGAAAAGGTGCCTGCGAAGCGATTCGCTGGTGGATTAAGGACGGTGGCAGAGACTGCCGTATTCGCTCAAATAACTGTTATGGTCAGGTATCCCGTCGTGACCAGGAGAGCGCGCTGGCGTGCTGGGGAATCGACAGATAAGCAGAATATTTTGCTGAAAAATGACGTTGGCCAGCGCGGGCGGATAACACGAAATCCTGCGAACTGGCAAAATGTAAGTGAATAAAGTTAGGCAGATTATTTCACGCAGAGGCACCGTAATGGTGCCTTTGTCATTTCTGCGCTTCGCACAAGCGTAAATAAACCAAAGAACCTTTCAGGATGAGCCCTGGTGGATAACCGGCAGTGGTCTGGTTAACCCTCTTTGGGCTGGTTATTCCTGTGCGCAGGGTTCATCACTAAAAGGAATCAACCATGAAAGAGATGATTTCTGTCGATCATGAAATATCCATGAGTAGTCTGGATTTTCTGAATAACATTATTAATCCAGCCCGGGCAGAAGCCGGAGAAGTCCCTCATGAACCGCGTAAGTTTCTTGCAAAAATTGAGGATGAGCTAGAGCTTGATGGAACCGGAAAAAATTCCGGTTAAACAATAACCAGACAAGAACGGCATACTATGATCTGGATTTTGACCAGATGATGCTCGTTGGCATGAGGGAGTCAAAGGCCGTTCGTCGTTCTGTGCTGGCAAGACTCAAAGCGATGCATGGTATTCAGATCCCCCGGACTTTACCTGAGGCGTTGCGATTTGCGGCAAAACTGGCTGAACAGAAAGCAGTGCTGGAAAATCAACTGGCAATAGCAGCGCCGAAGGCTGAATTTGTTGATAACTATGTTGAAGCATCTGGTCTGATGGGATTCCGGGAAGTTGCTAAGTTACTCGGTATCAAAGAAACCGATTTCCGGCTGTTTTTGTTGGAGAACGGAATAATGTATCGCCTCGCTGGAAAAATGACGCCTTACTCGCATCACCTGGATGCGGGGCGGTTTAGCGTGAAAACGGGCGAGGCGGGCAATGGTCATGCTTTTACGCAGGTTAAATTCACCCCAAAAGGTGTTCAGTGGATTGCTGGTCTGCTTGCTGCATGGAGAGCTACCGCAGCATGAAGATGATAAAAATGGACTGGAAATTTTTGCTGGTCTGGCTGATTCCGTTTTTATGGGTGGTTGCCCGGTTAATTACTGCTATTAAGAGGTAAAGATGTCAGACAAACTCATAATGCTGGCGAAGGGCCTTTGTGTAATCGTCGGTATTTCATTTTCACTAATGCTGGTTGCTCTTTTTCTTTCCATAACCTGGATGGCGTTGACTTCGGCAGGGCTGGTGGGGTGAGCATAAACCGAATGCTTTCCGCGTTTACCGTTATTCTGCTGGTGGTCTGTAGTGCGCTGTGGCTGGCAACAGACCATTACCGTGATAACGCCATCACCTACAAAGCGCAGCGCGATAAAAAAGCCAGAGAGCTGGAGCTGGCAAACGCAACCATTACTGACATGCAGCAGCGCCAGCGTGATGTTGCTGCGCTTGATGCCAGATACTCAAGGGAATTAGCCGATGCGAGAGCTGAAAATGAAACTCTGCGTGCTGATGTTGCCGCTGGTCGTAAGCGCCTGCGGATCAACGCCACCTGCTCCGGTACCGTGCGTGAAGCCACCGGCACCTCCGGAATGGATAATGCAACCGGCCCCCGACTGGCAGACACCGCTGAACGGGATTATTTCACCCTCAGAGAGCGGTTGATGACAATGCAGAAGCAACTGGAAGGGGCGCAGGAATATATCCGCACTCAGTGCCTGAATTAACAGAGCCAGCTTAATCGCTGGCTTTTTCATATCTGAATTTCATCGCGCATCTCACGCGCATATCACATCCCCGAGCCTTTCAGAAAGTTGAGCCTGAGAACTGTCGTATATGGTGGCGACCATCTCGGGGCGGCTTTTCTGTGAGACAGGCTCAATTTTCTGAAAGGTAAGACGCTATGAACTATCCGACGATTGTTAACGGTATTGATTTCCGCGATCTTGTTTTTGTGACAGGCAACGAGCCGGTGACGGATACCCGAAAGGTTGCCGTAGCATTTGGCAAAGAACACAAAGATGTATTGCGGAAAACAAGAGCCGTTGTTCAACAATGCTCAAAAGAATTTGCAGAGCGCAATTTTGCGCTTTGCTATGAAAACAATGAGTTACAGAACGGTAAACCCCAGCCCATATATCGAATGACAAAAGACGGTTGGACGATGTTGGTATTTGGTTTTACGGGGAAAGCTGCTATGACCTTTAAGGAAGCGTACATTCAGGCTTTCAACTGGATGGCTGAGCTTATTCAGCAAGGTCTGGCGAATCTGGAGGCGGAGCGCAACGCTGTAATGCTGGAGTACATGAAAGAGAAAGATGTCGCCAGTATGTCAGGTCGTTTGCTCAATCGCTGGGGCAGGGTGAAGAAGCCTCAGTTGCTGGCAAGGCTGGACAGGCTGGAGCAGCAGGGGCAGATTGCGTTACCCGGATTTGATAAAGGCATTTCAGCCTGACATAGCCATGCGCCGTATCGTCGCCGTATCGTCGCCGTATCCCCGCATTAACAGAGACCGCAGCCCGACAGGGAGACTCCTCTACGAGAGTGTGCGGGATAATCAAAAACGATACACACCGGGGTTTACCGCGTTAACGGAGCGCGGCGTTGTCCCTCATGGTCGCTGGTCCGGTGCGATGGTGGAAGAAACCGGACGATGTGTTACCTCGCAAGCTCTGTGATGTCATGTGTCTGATTTGTGATTTAAGTCGGATAATTGTCGTTGCCATTAAGCAGAGGATTGATGACCGACAGGGTGGCATTGTTAGAATAAGACTTATTCTTATCTGTGCCGGGAATGAAAATGAAAAGAAATCTTCCGTTAATTATTTTGTTGTCTTCTCTGGTTATGGGCTGTACGCAACATAAAACAGATATGCCCCGACAGTTGGTTAAGGCATTACCACAATATCCGGCCTATGCAGCGGCAAATTATATAAAGGGACGGGTTGATGTGAAGTTTGATATTGGTGCTGATGGTACTGTCACCCGAATTGAGTTTATCCGTTCAGAGCCGCACCATTTGTTTGATGAGCAGGTTGTAAAGGCGATGGCAAAATGGCGATTTGAGAAGGACAGGCCGTGTAAAGGCGTGAAGAAAACGTTTATCTTTAGTCCTTCTGCACCCTGATTATTTCATCAGAAATTAATTATCACTCTGTTGTTATTCTGTACATCCCGGCAGGGTAAGTCTTGTTCCGTCGGATATGAAGATGAAATATTGTTGGAGGACAGTGGGTACCTGCTCCTGTAACCGAACGTTCATTTCTCGTTATTTGTCATGCTGGCCGGGCGCAGATGCGTTGCATCTGTTGCCAGCCTTCTCCTGCAGGCTTCAATAACCCACGCTGAAAAGTTACCGGACCCTTTATGCTCAAGGGCTATGTTGATTTGTTCAATTATGTGATTGGGGAAACGGATATTGCGGGTTGTGGTTCTGCGGGTCCGGTTTTTCGATGACATTTTCTTTCCTCTGGTGACAAGTTATATGACGGGGATTTTACATGGCTGAGCTTCGTACACTCCAGAGCAGAATCAAAACACTGAATACCCGACGGGTGAATATTCTGAAGGGGGAACAGCGTCGTGTCAGTGGCAGTGCCCGGGTTTCCCTCAAGCGTCATATCTGGCTGAGGGATGCCGGGCAGTGCTGTCTCTGTGGTCGTGTGGTTGACCTCTGTGACAGTGAACTCGATCACCGCATTGCACTTCAGTTCGGTGGTGGTAATGAGGAGACGAATCTCTGGACGCTCTGCACCGAATGCCATCGACAAAAGTCTGCTCGTGAAGCGGCGGGTGGTATGCCGGACCCGACGCTGCCGGAGGTGTCCGGAGGTCATGGCAGGGCAGACGATATCATCGGACTGTGACCCGCCCCGGGGGGGATCATCCGGCGAAAAAAACGATCGCTCCGGACACCGCCCCCCCTCTCACGCAGAGAAAAAATTCCCGTTTCAGGGCAGTTAACATGTTAACTGGCTGTCCGGGCATTTTTGCGGTTTTTATCTTTATTATTCAGTTTGTTGTGCGGAAAAAATGTTAACTGGCTTTTTCAGCAAATGTTAACCAGGCAGCAGTTAACATTTGCGGCATGAGACGCCGGGAAAAATGGGCTGAACCATACCCGGCTGAGTGCGTTCTGGACCCGGGAGGAGGCTGTGCTGACAACGCAAAAACGAAAATTTGCGCTGGCGCTCATGTCCGGGAAAAACAAAACAGCGTCAGCCATTGCCGCTGGTTATTCGGCGAAGACCGCCAGGGTTAAAGGCTCGCAGCTGGCAAAAGATCCGGAGGTGCTTGCGTTTATAGCCCGTAAACAATGCGAGACGGTGGAGGTGGATGAGGTTCCTGTTTACCGGCAGAAAAAATCAGAGCAGGAGGATAAACCCCGTCGCCGTGAGGCGGCTGCAATACCACAGCCGGACGAAAACAATCCGGAGATGCCACCGTCCGCGGTGATGTCTCCTGGTATTGAATATATGGAGGATGGTCTTCCCGATCCGGTGAAAGCGATGGGCGCGTTCTGGTGGAGAACATTAATACCGACCCCAGGCTGGCGCTGGATGCGGCTTATAAGCTGGCGCAGTTCACGCACCATAAAAAAGGGGATGCCGGTAAAAAATCGGCAAAAGGTGACGCGGCGAAAAAAGCGGCTAACCGTTTTGCGGTGCCACCACCACCCCGCCTGGTGGTGAATAATGATAATGAGGGCAACGGATGATACCTGTGTGGAGCACGGCCTGCCCGGACTGGGCAGAGCGCCTGAAAAAGGGGCTGTCGATTATTCCGGCTCCGATTTATCCGGACCAGGCTGCACATGCACTGGCGATTTTTAAACAACTGCGAATTGTGGATGCACCGGGTAGCCCGACATTCGGGGAGTCCTGTGCACCGTGGGTGTTTGACCTGGTGGCGGCCCTGTTTGGCTCCTACGATGCGCAGACCGGTGTTCGCCATATCAAGGAAGTGTTTATCCTTATCCCCAAGAAAAACAGTAAGTCCACGCTGGCTGCGGGATCATGATGACGGCGCTGTTACTGAACTGGCGGCAGGCGGCGGGCTACACCATTCTGGCCCCGACCGTGGAGGTGGCGGCTAACGCCTTCAACCCTGCCAGGGATATGGTACGACGGGACGATGATCTGGATGACCTCTGTCAGGTGCAGACACATATCCGGACCATCACCCATCGGGTGACGGACACCACCCTGAAGGTGGTGGCAGCCGATCCGAATACGGTGTCCGGTATCAAGTCCGTGGGGACACTGATTGATGAACTGTGGCTGTTTGGCAAGCAGTACAAGGCGGAAGACATGCTACGTGAAGCCATCGGCGGGCTTGCCTCCCGTCCGGAAGGGTTTGTGGTGTATACGACCACCCAGTCGAATGAACCGCCCGCCGGGGTGTTCAGACAGAAACTGCAGTATGCCCGGGATGTCCGTGACGGCAAAATTCATGATCCGCACTTTCTGCCGGTGATTTTTGAGCATCCTCCTGAAATGGTGGAAAGCGGGGCTCACCTGCTGATGGAAAACCTCGCCATGGTTAACCCGAATCTCGGTTATTCGGTGGATGAGGCTTTTCTGTACCGGGAGTACCGTAAAGCCCGGGAGGCTGGTGAGGAAGCATTTCGTGGCTTCATGTCAAAACATGCCAATGTGGAAATTGGTCTTGCCCTGCGTTCTGACCGCTGGGCGGGTGCGGATTTCTGGGAGCAGCAGGGCAGGCGCGTCAGCCTGGACGATATCCTGCAGCGCGCTGATGTGGTGACGGTGGGGATTGACGGCGGGGGCCTGGATGATCTGCTGGGAATGTACGTGACTGGCCGTGACAGGGAAACCCGCGAATGGCTGGGCTGGGGCCATGCCTGGGTGCATGAAACCGCGGTGGTCAGACGGAAGAGTGAGGCATCCCGGTTTCTAGGATTTTGTGGCCTGTGGAGACATGACGATTGTCCGTCGGGTCGGGGATGACACGGCGGAAGTGGCGGAGTATGTGCGTCGTATTCATGAGGCTGAGTTACTGGATCATATCGGTATTGACCCGTCAGGTGTGGGGCAGATTCTGGATTCACTGGCGGAAGCCGGGATCCCCGATGAGAGTGTGGTGGGGATAAGCCAGGGCTGGAAGCTGGGCGGGGCCATAAAAACCACCGAGCGCAAACTGGCTGAAGGGGTGCTGATTCACGGTGATCAGCCCCTGATGGCCTGGTGTGTCGGTAATGCCCGGGTGGAGCCTAAAGGTAACGCCATTCTTATCACCAAACAGGCCAGCGGACGGGGAAAAATTGACCCGCTGATGGCGCTCTTCAATGCGGTGTCCCTGATGTCCCTGAATCCGGAACCGAAAAAGAAAGCGTATGAGGTTTTTTTCATATAACCCTGCTCACCCTGTAACCATCATGAACCGCTGCGGCGGTTTTTTTATTTTCAGGAGGCTGATGTGACTCTTAAACGGGCCTGTTCCCTGCTGACGGTGAAATCCTTCAGCGAGGATGAACGGGTGATCACCGGGATTGCGTCAACGCCTTCTCCGGATCGGGATGGTGACATCCTGGAGCCGGAGGGGGCGGAGTTTGGCAGTACGATCCCGTTTCTCTGGCAGCATGACCATTCCCGCCCTGTAGGCCAGTGTACGGTGCGTCGGGTCAGGGAAGGGCTGGAAATCACGGCAATGCTGGTGAAGCCGGAGCCGGGGATGCCCTCCCAGATGGCAGCCCGGCTGGATGAGGCCTGGGCTGCCATTAAGACCGGGCTGGTCAGGGGGCTTTCTGTGGGCTTCCGGCCCCATGAATACACTTATCTGGACGGAGGCGGACTGCATTTTCTGCGCTGGGAGCTGATGGAGGTGTCTGCCGTCACCGTGCCCGCGAATGCGGAATGCACCATCCGGACCATTAAATATTTCGACCGCCCGTTTTCTGCCGCGTCCGGCAACCGGAAACCGGTGGTGAAAATCGCATCTTCTGCCGGCGCTTCGGCACAGTCAATAACCTCTTTTCATAAGGAAAAGTCAGCAATGAATACTGGTGAACAGATTAAAAGTTTTGAAAACAAGCGTGCGGCGCTGGCAGCCTCCCTTGAGGAGATCATGAACAAAGCCGCAGAGGAAGGCCGCACACTGGATGTGGAAGAGGAAGAGCACTACGACAACACCGCAGCGGAAATCCGTCAGGTGGATGCGCACCTGAAGCGTCTGCGTGAACTGGAAACCAGTAAGGCCGCCACGGCACAGCCGGTGAAACAGGCCGGTAACGGGAATGTGGCCACGGTGGCTTCAGCGCCGGTGATCCGTGTTGAGCAGAAACTGGAGAAGGGGATTGGTTTCGCCCGCTTTGCCAAATCACTGGCCGCGGCGTAAAGGTGTCCGCTCTGAAGCCCTGGAAGTCGGCCCGTCGTCAGTATCCGGATGACAGCCGTCTGCATCATGTCCTGAAATCGGCGGTGGGGGCAGGGACCACCACGGACCCGCAGTGGGCAGGCAGCCTGTCTGAATACCAGGAATATGCGCAGGACTTTATTGATTACCTGCGTCCGCAGACCATTATCGGGCGATTTGGTCAGGGCGGGATCCCTGCACTTCGTCAGGTGCCGTTCAATATCCGCGTGCATGCCCAGGTGTTCGGTGGTGCTGCCGGCTGGGTGGGGGAGGGTAAGGCCAGACCCCTGACGAAGTTTGATTTTGAATCCATCACCTTCAGTCATGCGAAGGTGTCGGCCATTGCGGTACTGACGGAAGAGCTGATCCGTTTTTCCAGTCCGGCAGCTGATGCGCTGGTCCGTAATGCGCTGGCAGAAGCGGTGGTGGCGCGTCTGGACACAGACTTTGTGGACCCGAAAAAAGCGGCGGTGGCGGATGTCTCCCCGGCGTCCATCACCCATGATGTGAAGGGCACGGCATCAACCGGTAACCCGGATGCGGATGCCGAGGCCGCGTTTGGCCAGTTTGTGACGGCAAATCTGCAGCCCACCGGTGCGGTCTGGCTGATGTCCAGCACGAATGCCCTGGCGCTGTCCATGCGTAAAAATGCGCTGGGGCAGAAGGAATATCCGGACATGACCTTGCTGGGCGGGACCTTCCAGGGGCTTCCGGTGATTGTCTCCCAGTATGTGGGTGACCAGCTGGTACTGGTGAATGCACCGGATATTTATCTGGCTGATGACGGCGGTGTGGCGGTGGATATGTCCCGTGAAGCGTCACTGGAAATGCAGTCTGAGCCGACCGGCGACAGTACCACGCCGTCCCCGGTGGAGCTGGTTTCCATGTTCCAGACAGGCAGCGTGGCCATCCGTGCGGAGCGCTGGATCAACTGGCGTCGTCGCCGTACTGCGGCGGTGGCGGTGATCACCGGAGTGAACTACGGCAGTGCGTCCGGCGGCTGAGTCTGATGAGGAGGACGGGAGGCGTGCGCCTCCCGTAACAGGTTATGGCAAAGATCCGATATCTGCAGGGCACGCATGATGCCCGGGCCGGGGATATCCGTGATGTGGCACAGCCGTGTGCGGAGGTGCTGGTTCGCCTGGGAAAGGCGGAGTACATCACGGTGCGACGTCCGGCAGGTCAGAAAAAGAAACGTGATGCGGAGCATGGCGAATGTGGAACCTTTTACGGCGAACCCGAAAAAACCAGAAATCAGGACGTGACGTAAGAGAGGCGGGCTGGACCAGCCTGTTTCAGGCGGTGGCTGAGCCCTTTTCCGGCGCCTGGCAGCAGGGCGTGAAAGCCGATCCTGAAGCCGTCCTCTCCTTTCATGCGGTGTTTGCATGTATTTCGCTGATATCCCAGGATATCGCCAAAATGCGGCTGCGTCTTATGCAGACGGATGCGCATGGGATACGCAGGGAAACGCGCCGGGGGGATATTGCCCGCCTCTGTCGTCGTCCCAACGCCCAGCAGAACCGCATCCAGTTTTTTGAACTGTGGCTGAACGCCAAACTGCGTCATGGCAATACGGTGGTGCTGAAAATCCGTAATGCCCGGGGGCAGATCAAAGAACTGCGTATTCTGGACTGGAGCCGGGTTGAACCTCTGGTGGCGGATGACGGCGAGGTGTTCTACCGCATCACGCCGGACCGGAACTGCGGGATCACGGAGGCGGTGACGGTGCCTGCCCGGGAAGTGATCCACGACCGGTTTAACTGTTTTTTTCATCCGCTTATAGGATTGCCGCCGGTGTATGCCGCCGGGCTGGCGGCCACGCAGGGGCATCATATTCAGGAAAATTCGACGTCTTTTTTCAGAAATGGCGGCAGGCCGTCCGGGGTGATTGAGATCCCCGGCAGTATTACGGAAGAAAATGCGAAAAAACTGAAGAGCAACTGGGACAGCGGGTATACAGGCGAAAATGCGGGGAAAACGGCCATTCTGAGCAACGGGGCAAAATACAACCCCACGACGTTTTCACCGGTGGATGCGCAGACGGTGGAACAACTGAAGATGACCGCTGAAATTGTCTGTTCGGTGTTCCGTGTCCCGGCCTACAAGATTGGCGTGGGACAACCGCCTTCCAGTGACAACGTGGAGGCGCTGGAGCAGCAGTATTATTCCCAGTGCCTGCAGACGCTGATTGAGTCCATTGAACTGTTACTGGATGAGGCGCTGGAAACGGGGGAAAACGAGAGTACAGAATTTGATGTCACCACGCTGCTGAGAATGGACAGTGAGCGGCGCATGAAAACGCTGGGGGATGCGGTGAAAAATACGCTTCTCACGCCCAATGAGGCCCGTAAACGGGAGAACCTGCCGCCCCTGGCCGGCGGTGATGCACTGTATCTTCAGCAGCAGAACTACAGTCTGGAGGCGCTGTCCCGTCGTGATGCCCGTGAGGATCCGTTCGCGTCTGCCGGGAAAACAGTTTCATCACAGCTGCCTGACGGCGCATCTGACGGTAATAAGGCAATCAGTGAAACAGAGCATGATGCGGTGAAAGCGATGTTCAGGGGGGATACTGAGAAAATGACGGAACGGGAACTGTCCATTATTCGTGCACTGGGAGAAGAATTCTCCACAGTGCTGGCGGATTTACAGCGCACATTTGAGGGGAAGATGGCCTCGCAGGCACAAGCGTTTGAAGAGAAACTGACTTCCCTGTCGGCGGTATTACAGAAGCATGTGACGGTGGATGAGGTGCGTCCGGTTCTGCAGGCGATGGTGGATGACGCTGTGGGGGCCATTCCGGTACCGCGTGATGGTCGTGATTATGATCCGGATGTACTGCAGCAGGCGGTGAATGATGCGGTCGCAAATATTCCGCAGCCGGCGGACGGTAAAAGTCTCACCCCGGATGATGTGCGTCCGATGCTTGAACAGATGGTGAAGGAGGCTGTAAGCCATATCCCTGTTCCGCGTGATGGTCGTGACTACGATCCGGAAGTACTGCAGAAGGCGGTGAATGATGCGGTCGCAAATATTCCGCAGCCGGCGGACGGTAAAAGTCTCACCCCGGATGATGTGCGTCCGATGCTTGAACAGATGGTGAAGGAGGCTGTAAGCCATATCCCTGTTCCGCGCGACGGTCGTGACTATGATCCCGATGTTCTGCAGAAGGCGGTGAATGATGCGGTCGCAAATATTCCGCAGCCGGCAGACGGTAAAAGTCTCACCCCGGATGATGTGCGTCCGATGCTTGAACAGATGGTGAAGGAGGCGGTAAGCCATATTCATGTTCCGCGTGATGGTCGTGACTACGATCCGGATGTTCTGCAGAAGGCGGTTCTGGATGCGGTGAGTGCCCTGCCGGCTCCGCAGGACGGGCGTGATGCCACGGCTCTGGAAATACTCCCCGCCATTGACGATCAAAAATCCTTTCCCCGGGGCACGTATGCCACACACCAGGGCGGACTCTGGCGGGCGTATGAAAAAACGCACGGGATGCGGGGATGGGAATGCCTGGTTGACGGGGTGGCGGATATTGACGTCAGCATGACGGGTGAGCGGTTGTTCTCTGTGGTGGTCCGGCAGAGCAGTGGCCAGCGTACGGAAAAAACATTTTCCCTGCCGGTGATGCTCTACCGCGGTGTGTTCAGAGCCGGTGAAACCTACCACCCCGGCGATACGGTGACGTGGGGGGGCTCGCTGTGGCACTGCAACAGTATGACCGAAGATAAACCCGGAGAAGCTCATTCATCAGCCTGGACCCTGGCTGCAAAACGTGGGCGGGATGCAGGAGGCTGAAAATGACGGCATTACTGACACTGGAAGAGATCAAGGCACATCTGCGTGTCGACCATGACGCGGATGATGACATGCTGATGGACAAGGTTCGTCAGGCTACCGCCGTGCTGCTGGCCTACATTCAGGGCAGCCGGGATAAAGTGATCCGTGAGGACGGTGAACTGATCCCGGGCGAGGCATTAACCCGGATGAAGGGGGCTGCCATGCGACTGACCGGGATGCTGTACCGGAATCCGGATCTTGCGGAGCGGGAAGAACTGCTTCAGGGGGAGCTGCCGTTTTCTGTTTCCGTGCTGATTTACGATTTGCGTTGTCCGACGGTGTTATGAGGAGGGGGAATGGCAATATCTGCAGGTCGTCTGACACAGATGATAAGTGTTCTGAACCCGGTGTTAACCCGTAACGCTGCCGGAGAAATGACGGAAGAATGGGTGTCATGCGGGAAAATTCATGCGGATATCCGTGGCAGGAGCAGCCGGGAGCGGATGCAGTCTGGTGCGGAAATGGCGCAGGCGGAAATCCGCATCTGGGTGCGCGGTCAGTCCGGTCGGGAAATCACGGCAGCGTCACGACTTCATGTGCTGAGTGGTCCCTGGCGTGACCGGATCCTGAACGTTGTCGGGCTGCCCGTGCCGGATGCGACCGGCGGACGTCTGGAAATTCTCTGTCGGCTGGGAGGTGAAAAATGATCGAAACCCTGCTGGATTTTTCGGGGCTGGAGGACATCAGCCGCGATTTGCAGCTTCTGAGTGGTGCAGAAAATAACCGGGTGCTGCGTGAGGCAACCCGTGCGGGTGCGAATGTGCTGAAAGAAGAAGTGGTGTCACGGGCACCGGTACGCAGGGGAAAACTGCGCCGCAATGTGGTGGTCCTTTCCCGGCGCTCCCGCGATGGCGGGATGGAATCCGGTGTGCATATCCGGGGTGTTAATCCGGACACCGGTAACAGCGATAACACCATGAAGGCGGATAACCCGCGCAACGCTTTCTACTGGCGGTTTGTGGAAATGGGGACCGTGAATATGCCACCGCACCCGTTTGTGCGTCCGGCGTTTGATGTGCGCAGTGAACAGGCAGCGCAAGTGGCGATTGCTCGGATGAACCGGGCCATTGATGAGGTACTGAGACGATGACGGAGGCGGATTTGTATCCTCATCTGGCGCATCTTGCCGGCGGGCAGGTGTACCCGTATGTGGTCCCCCTGCTGGATGGCAGGCCGTCGGTGGCGCTTCCGTGGGTGGTTTTCAGCCTGATTTCATCGGTGTCTGCGGACGTGATGGGCGGGCAGGCGGAGTCCTCAGTGTCGGTGCAGATAGACGTTTATGCCGGGACTGTGACGCAGGCGCGTCAGATACGTCAGGACGCCCGTGAAGCCATAATGCTGCTGGCCCCGGGATCCGTCAGTGAAATGCAGGACTATATTCCGGAAAACCGCTGTTACCGTGCAACCCTGGAGTTTCAGGTCACGGTGTGACTTTTTCTTTTTTTCTACAAAACCCATACCCCGCCGCGTGCGGGTTTTTATTATCAGGAGG